CTTCTTTTTTAACTCTATACCTTATAGCCCAATCTACATTAAATAACATTAATATATTAAAGATAAAATTTGTCATATTAATTTAGTTCTTTTCAGTTTCTTATCTAACGGACTGTTTTTTCTAATAATGTAACCAATAGAGTTAGTATCTCCATCCCAATAAAGCTTATAGTTATTAGGATCCTTCTCGGCAAAATCGTACACTAAATTGTGCATCATACATACTTTCAAATACTCAATAAAGTCTGGGGATTCATTTTTAAAGGAATCCAAACCTTCATCCGAGTTACAGAAAACGCCTAATTGTGACGCTGTTATGTATAAACTATCATCAAATTCATCACCAAGAACAGGTTGTCTAAATTCACTCATATTGTTATAGGGGTTGTACCCTCTATTTCTATATATACGAGTTAACCAACTAGTTCAGCCATTTCTTCCATTACGTCCCAAACAGCAGTATTAAAGCCAATAGTACGATCAATTCCTTTGATTGGACGAACCTTTCTCTTATTAATCTTCATTCCACCTTTCATACACTTCTCTTGAACCACATTACCTACAGTCCAAATATCCTCCCCATCATCTTCTCTTCTAGTAGGAATGAGTAGTTTATGAACATCAAGGTCATTAAATTTAGTAAATCTATCCTTAGCAATTCTATGAGCTAGATCAAATTTTTGATCTTCATTTAAGGTAGTGGCACTAAATTCATCAATTCTATTTAGTACAGGATTAAACTGATCTACAAGCTCATCAATAGACTTATAAACCTCATCCTCTGTAGTGTGAATATGGCGGATTCTGACCTGCTCAAATTTAGATCCTACAATAAGCCCGTTAGCACAAACAACCCTAAAGATACCAGTATGGAGAGTAAAGCTACAACTACCATCATGAGAGTTAGTAAGTAGAATGCGGGGAATATTATTTAAGCCTAGGTAATCCTCATGCTCAAAAGTAATCATATGCTTAGCATGTTCAGCACTTTTAACCCTAGGTACAACCTGTTTGTAATCTGTCATACTCCAATTCTTATTATTAAAGAAATTTACAATATCAGCAGATGAGAAAAAGTTATACTTATCGCTTACTTGATTAGATTCGTGCGTGGCATTAAGAGCCAGGACTGGTTGGTTATTCATTGTTATAGGTTAAATCTTTTGGCAAAAGCCTCTTCACGGGTAAGACCATCAGCTTTATCTTGTTTGGTCATTCTAAATCTCTTTCCAGTTGCTTCCTTATACTCTTCAATGGTAGTATATTCAGGAGTTTCTAAGTCTTTCTCAATTTCTTGCGTAACTTCCATATACTCTTTAAGAGCGTTTTCTACAACTTCACCATCTTCGTTTTCGTCAATAATTGTAATATCAGTATTCATAATTCGTTTTTTCTTGTCTTTTCCTACGAGGTTACAAAACCTCATCATAAAATCTTCCAAATCTCTCTTGTTCATCGTCACACTCCATTATAGCAAGGTGCAGCCTAATATTTCACTCCTGCTCTAAGAAGTCGAAAACAGGCTTAAGTTCTTCCCTTAAACTATTTGTTCTAATAGCTTCTTCGATCTCTGATGCTCTATATTTCTTATCCTCTCCAAATATAGCGTACCATCCTTTAGTAGATGCGTCCAATACTCCCTCATTTACTAATACAGTAACTATACCAAAATAAAGATCTAAACCAGAATCAAACATAAGCTTAAATTCACACTCTCTAAAAGGTAGGGAGCATTTATTCTTACTATTCTTTATTCTTCCTTGAATACCAATAGGTACTTTATTATCATCCCTAATAATATCCTTTGTTTTATTAGATATAGTTTTCATGCTTACGCCTAGATAAAACTCTAGTGCTTTACCTCCAGAAGCTAATGTCTCTGGATTACCATACATAACACCTACTTTTGACCTTATCTGATTAATAATCACAAAAGCAAAATTCTTAGTTTTTACTTGTGTATTAATACGTCTAAGGGCCGCTCCAGTAATTTTAGCTCTGTGGGCTCCGATCATGTTATCACTATCGAAGTTTTCAGCCTCTAATTCGCGTTTACAAGGGCTTACCGCTAGACTGTCATAGGCAACTACGATAGGTGTTTCTGGGTCCTCTTTTCTTATATCATCTACTATAGTTTCTACAATATGGAAGCAATCCTCCAATGTATCTGGAGCAGCGTAGATTAATTTCTCAGGATCCAGTCCTAGAGCTATAGCAAACTCAGAACTATAGGAGTTTTCACTATCGATTAATACAGCGTAGTAACCCTTGTCTTGTGCATCTTTTAAGATATGAGTTGCAAATACAGTTTTTGCAGTACTAGCTTCTCCGTAGAATTGGCTAATCCTACCTATAGGAATTCCTCCCCCTTTAGCCTTTCCCGATATTGCCCAATTTAGGGCATAAGATCCAGTAGATACAAAACCGGAGTCTGTAGGCTCTTCAGATAATAACCCAGCATTTCTAAGTTTGTTAATTATGTCTTTATTCATTGGCTATAGTGTATGGTTATTTTATATCTATCAATTAGTTTTTGACAGCAGGGACAAGGTTTAGAGAGGTTATTATTAGTACGAAAATTATACATTTTAGCTCCTCTAATATCAATACCAAGCCTTAGAGCTTTTTTAATAGCAGCACCCTCAGAATGTAAAGTACAGAAATCCCCACTACCAAATTTAGGATCAGTTTTAATCTTGTTGTGGGCTTTGATAAGAATCCTGTTCCTTCCCCTGTATATTATAGAAGAGTGCTTAAATTTATAATCGCTTTTTAAACATTCTTTTTCTGCCGCCCTCCGTATAGTAGAGGACGGCTTCATCACCTCAACCTCTATCATATTTTAAACCAAACAAATTACCAAGACTTTCCAGAGCATCCTCCATTTTAATTCTAGATAATTTAAAATCCAGTAAAGCTTTTTGAAAAACCCTAGAATCAATATGATCCCAATTTTCATATCCGCTTAATAATGTAATATCTACACCTTCATCTTCAATACAATAAAACAAATCCTGTACATCTTCTTTAATCATTTACCAAAACCTCATTTCATATTCACTATCTAGTTCGGTTGCAAAAGAATAACCGCTAATTCTTACAAGTAGATCATTCTGATATTGTCCCTGTAGTAACACAGGCCAATCAATTACTTGTACAATACCCTTTACCCCTATAAAATGGCTTAACTTTAAAGGCTCTAAACCATCTACAACTAAAAACAACTCAACTAATGGGGTATGACTGTGGCCTGTCTGAAGTACTATATTAGTAAAGTGTGTTTCTCCAAAATTTCCAGTAATAGGAAATAAGAACGAATCATAATCTAGTTGTAATGCTGTATCCACTACGTTATTTAAATTGCCACAAATAACGTAATCATGATATACAGGTAAAGAAGTTATATATTGAGCTAGACCTAATTCATCAGTTAGTCCTAAATCCCACTCATTATAATCACAACTGGTTACCGGAGGTTTTGGTATGTCCCCAGTATCTTCATAAATTGTGGTAGGTCCACAAGCCCCTAGTATTACTAGGCTAGTTAATAATAAGTTCTTCATAATTCTCCTGTATTTCTGATACTGTAATAAGGTCTGCTAATATATCAGCAAGAGCCCTATGATTTCTTCCAGCGGTTTTTTCAATATTAAAGAACATATATAAAGTATTCATATCAAATACTCTGTAGTGGAATAGCTCTTCTAGTATTGGGAAATGGATTTCTAGCCAAAATTTATCAAAATTAGGGTTGGAACCTGCAATAATAGGTTTATTGTAATTATCCCCATCCCAATACCTTTTTACAAACTCATCAATAGTTTGGGCCACTTTGTTTAAAGGTACACTATTTTGTGCATCTATAAACTCCTTTTTGAGTCCATTCTTAGTATGCATATCCGCTACATATGCATTACAGTGTGAATCAAACATAAATTGATTAGTATATCCACCCCAACCTTCATAATCAATAGTAAATGATTTATGTTCAAGTGCCTCAAAATCCCCTGTAGTTGCTACCATAGCAACTTCAAGAATATAACCCTTTAATGGATCTAAACCAGTAGTCTCAATATCTATCCAAATATAATTCATTATTCCATTTCCTCAAACTCTTCAAAAGTGTCTGGAAGTTTAATATCTCCTCTAATATCATTCTTAAAAGATATACCTATATTATCTAAATAATTAACTATTACATCAGCCAATCCTCTAGGACCGTTAGGATTGCCTCCTATATTAGCTAATACAGTAGCTAATACAACAGCTTCCGTATGAGTTTCTACAGTAATATCGAATGGGGTAAACTTATCTATTCTTTTAGTAATCTTCATTATTTTCCTGTGGATCCAAATCCACCTTCTCCTCTAATAGTTTCCTCCACCTCTACTACTTCTTCAAAATCAATATTGTAAGTAGGGGCAATTTCCATTTGAGCTACCCTATCTCCTGGGTTAAATTCAAAATGTCTCCATTTAGATGCATTGTGCAATAGTACACAAACCTCTCCTCTATAATCTGAATCTACCTTTCCAGGTTGATTGATTACAAATAAGCCTTTACTAGCTAAACCACTTCTAGAGTAAATTTCTACTTTATAACCTTCAGGGATTTCTAATTGGAAACCTAACTTCATCATATAGGTATCTCCAGGCAAAATCCACTTTACAGCTTGTGGGCAGTAAATGTCATATGCAGCAGAATTAGGTGTAGATTTTGTAGGTATAAAGATACCGTTATGTTGTCTTTTTATCTTTAGGGGAATTGTTTCTGTCATAGTCTATGATAGTAACACGGTAATATAAATTTCAGGTTAGCTGAGAATATTATCCCAATGGTCAACCATTTCGGCTACCATTTGCTCAAAAGAGTATTCTGGCTCCCAGCCTAATATTTCTCTAGTTTCCGAAGAGTCTCCCTTAAGAAAATTTAACTCTTGGGGCCTGAAATACTTCTGGTCTACAGTAACATACTCTTTATAATCTAATCCAAGATGATTGAAAGTTATCTTACACATATCTCTAATAGTTCTACTTTCTCCAGTAGCTACTACAAAATCACTTGGTTTATCATGATTAACAATCATATGCATAGCTCTTACATAATCTTTAGAGTGGCCCCAATCTCTTGAAGCATCTAGATTACCTAATGCAAGTTCTGTACGTAACCCCTTCTTAATTTCTACAGCACTCTTCACTATTTTATTAGTTACAAAGTTAGAACCTCTTCTTGGGGATTCATGATTAAATAAGATTCCATTACACGCATGCATATTATAGGCTGCTCTATAATGCCTTACTAAATTATACCCCATAACCTTAGCACACCCATAAGGTGATGTTGGGGTCATAGGAGTGGTTTTTCTTTGGTACCCATCAGCATCAATAGAATTACCAAACATTTCAGACGAACTAGCTTGATAAAACTTAACATTAGGTACAATAGATCTACACCCCTCTAACATATTAAGGACACCTACACCATTAGTTTGTATAGTAAATGATGGTTCATCAAAACTAATTCTAACATGGCTTTGCGCCCCTAAATTATAAACTTCGTCAGGTCGTACTTCATTCAAAACTCTATTAATAGATAAAGTGTCTAATAAATCTCCATAATGAGTAGTAATATTTAAGTTTCTAATTCTACTATCTTGGTTCTCCGGAATAGAGTTACGTCTAATAAGACCATGTACATTATAACCTTTATTTAAAAGGTATTCAGATAAATATGATCCGTCCTGTCCGGATATGCCGGTAATTAAAGCGGTCTTAGTCATTTTTAAAAATCTCCAGTTTAGATAAATCTGTATAAGTGGTGTGGTTACCAGTATCATCATTTACAGTTTGTAAAGAATCCATTATAAGAAGCCCTCTAGCTGCATCCTCTGGGGTCATGTACATATGATAACCTAAAGTATTAAAGGGATCTTTTGTATATGGGGCATCAATATCTCTACCATCATGGACAAGCTTTTTTAGTAAATTATATTGATCCTCACAATCAGTTAATATTACTCCACCTTTTCCAATAGGTAACCTCTTCTTGATTTGAAAGGATACTACCATAAGGGTATTAGGGATATACATGCCTTTGGTCCATCTTACAGCAGCATCATATATACGATAAGGCTTTAATTGATATACCCCTTCCCACTCTATATCTTCAAATACCGGCTTACATCCAGCATGAATAATTTGTTGTGGTACTGAAATATACGTTCTTGCCGGTATTGTGATTTTCCCCTCACATCCGGAAATTTTCATAGATAGGAATAATCCATTACTACAAGAATCCACTAATACAGCGAACCTACTCCCAGTAAACTTACATATCTTCTCCTCAAATAATGTATTAGCTTCTCTAGGATCACTAATACCATAACGTTCCTTTAAAATATCTATTTCCGGTCTTTGGTATTCCTTTGGTACTTGCCCTAAAGGCCAGGATGTGTAATTCTCTGTCATTTTATTGCCTCAACATTTAAACTAATAAGAATTCCATTCTCTTTATCCATATGGGGATAGTAGGCTTGAGAATGGTCGTCTATATGTGCGTGTTCTGTATCTCTCCAATCATATCTTCGTACTTGATTAAAGCCACAATCAAATAGTAATTGTGTTAAATCTTCTAAATCATAAGTAGTTTTATGATAAAAGGGTGGATTCCCCATCTTACCATATAAAGGGCCTAAAATTCTATCTAATTTTAAGCCTTTTTCTAAGTATAATCTAGCCAATTGAGAAAAGTCAGGAACAGCTAACCTAATTATTCCTCCAGGCTTAAGAACTCTATACCAATCCCTTAGTACATTTACTACTTCTTCTCTATCAAAATATTCTAAAACATGCGAAGAGTAAATTATATCAGCAGAATTATCTTTATACCCTAACGGATAAATTACTTTACCTACAGTATGGGGGTACCTAGTTTGATCTATATGATACCAACCATCCCCAAAATTTCTTTTACCACAGCCTAAATGTAGTTTCATATAAATACCTTATCCTTTGATTGCCCCTCATAAGGTCCAGTTTTAAACTCATAGACCATAGTATCATCCTCTAATATTTTGTAGTTATGTCCACCTTTTAAAGTAATACTTATATCTCCTTCCCGTAGAGTACGCACATCTAACAACAGCCCATCAGTATCATAATAACTCACAAACACACTTCCCCGCATAATTACCCAGCTTTCTTGGGCTATAACAGTATCTTTTACTGCTGGCTTATGAATATGTTGGTGGGGTTTGAAAGTTCTACCTTCGTTCATAACTAACGCAGCACATTGAATAAACTCACTAGGGGCTACCAACTCTCTCCTAGTAGGCTCAGAAAAATATTCTGAGTACCCTACTAGGTGTAACAGGTCATTATTTAATCTTGATTTAATTTCTATCATTTGTTAAACTCCGTATATAGTGTATAGTTTCTTTATCCATTCCTTTTAAATTGAACTTGTGTAAATTTTGTTTAGTAACCCCCTCATTCTTATCTACTGGTGCGTTGGGGCGATTTACACCAAGTATAAGTCTATTATCCCTTTTAGCTTCCGTACTTCCCTGAGTTTCAAATGTCCAAGGGGTTCTATCTGGTTTTAAATAATCTAAGAGATATTGTCGATTCCATATAGACATTTGGGTAGAAATTTTATAATTTACGTCGGTATGATTAGATAAAATCTTTAATCCATTATTAGTATCAAAAAGTTTATTACTTCTAGTAGACATACCCTCTGTTAAATCTATTCTACCTATCTCATCAAAACTCAAATAAGACTTAAGTATATCTATGACTGTATGTTTTACAGGGCTTTTAAAGAAGGTATCCTCAAAAGACCATATAATGTGAGTATCATCTATACTAGAAAAATAAGAAAATAAATGATTACTAAAATCTTGTTTTTTACCTTGATCTCCATCATTCATTTGTACAAAAGTAAAATTATCGGGTAAATCCTCCGGCTCATCATAACCTAATAATATAACCTCATCCTCTCCCCAATACTTATTAAATAGATAAGTAAATATTGGTATAAGATGAAGATGTGTGTTACAAGTGCTTACTACTATTCTCATAATTTTCTATAGCTCTTTGGACGGTAGGTATTAGGTTATATTTATTTAATATTAAATCTCTAGCATATTGTAATGCTATAAAAGTTTCTGCTTTTAAATCCTGTCTAATAATACTTGGTACTTGTGTAGTACAATAAAATGGATCTAAATTAAAATAACACTCTTTAGGAAAAAATTCATTGATGTTACTACATCCCCAATAAATCGGAATAGTCCAACATAGAATAGCATCAATGAACTTTTCTGAGAAATACCCAGGAACAGATCCATTTTCTATAACTATAGCATATTGATAATTTAAGAAAGCATCCTCTTTTTGTCTAAATGGTAGGACCCCTTTAAACTGATCCCCTTTCATTTGATTGCATACGGTTCCATAAACATGCAATTCTGGGACGTGAGTTATTAACCTGTCTATAATCGAACGCCTAAAACCATGCCCAGGAAGAGCATTTCTACCAGACTCTACCACAGACACCGAATTGGTCTTGGGCGGGCATTTGAGCGCCGATAGCTCATTATATGTGTACCCTAGCCACCAAGTTTGGGGTAACCAATACTGACCTCTGGAGTGATAGTATGTTGCTACAGTATTAGGATGGTTTGGTTTATATTGTGCTACGTGGTCTGGCTCCCTTTGGAAGAAGATTACTTTACTCTCATTTGGGACCTTTTCATCAGAATGGTCTTGTTGGATAACGTATTCGGCTTCAAGCGGATTATTAACTAACTCAACATCAAAAGGCCCAATTTGTTTTCTATACAAATCCGTTAAAGTGTCTTGGGACATACCCCAGCTTGAAGGGAAGTATAATTTAGTAGTCATAATCAAATAATAAAATATCGTCTTTGTAAATTTTACCCACCCTTTCGAATAGTTCAGGAGTATAGTAAGATTTATATCCTTTATTAGGGGACGTATTTAATGTTTTTATAGAAACTCCATATAAACTATCCCCCAACTCCTCTAATTTAATTACCTCATCAACACTAACAAAACGTGTATGGGACCAAACATGTTGGGGACCCCACCCTTGATGTTTAAGCTCTCCACTCTCTAATAAAGCAACACACTCTTCAAATGATGCGCCTTTAAGTTTATCATAATCTACATGCTTTCCCCATATAGAATCTCCCTCTATAGAATGGTAAAAACTTAAATCCATTTTTGCGTATTCATAACAAGAAACAACCCTATCCCAAGGATTTCTTACTATACAAAAGCTTTTATATCCTAAATCTAAAATTTGAGAATACTCTTGAATTTGGTGATGGCCCTCATGCACCATATTAAACGCTTTAGTTATAGAAGTCCCAGCATTCTTAGGAATATGTACAAAAACTAATTTATGTTCGTGTGAAATAGGCATTAATCAAGATCTCTCATCCAAGTATAATTTACTTCTCTATTTAGTATATCTGAATACGATGAATATTGATTGATAATTCTAGGGTAGAATATATAAAAACTTTGTTCTTTTTGTAAATCTACAAAAGTCTCATCTACTACATGAGTGTATAAATTAGATCTTACAGAGTTTATAACCTTTTGTGCAATACTCATATCTATAATATAAGCAACAGTTGATTTAACCCCTTGCGCCCTTAATATATTATTTGATTCTTTTTTTAGGTTTTGTAAGATAGTACCCCCTAAATAGCAGAATTTAAAATCTTCTGGTAGTTGACTGTATATAGAATCAAAAAGAATATTAAATTTAAATACGGGCTCTGCATCATCCTCTAATACTAGAATTTTTTTATGCCCCGCTTCTAATGCTTCCTCTAAAACTTTAATGTGGCTTAAATTACATCCTACAGAACCTACATTATGAAACTGGTCTTGTTTCAGGTTTTCCGGAAATACTAGCTTATTACCATCTACAGCCTCAAATAATTCATAGTGTAAATTATATGACTTCCACAACTCTTCAAACTTAGCTAATCTATCAGTACGTCTAGCTAGATTAATACAATAAACAGCATCAACAACATCATTTACCTCTACCATTAGTACCCTCCATTTTAGGTCTAACCAGATAAAGAACTTTTCCTAAAAAATCTACCTTATATTTATGGGCCACACATTCGGAAATATGTTGGAAGTCAGAATATTCAGGTTTAGCGTACTCCTTGAAAGGCACCTCCCTAAAAATCTCTTGTTTGTAGATAGCCATAGCTACGTTCCCAGGTCTAATACCATACCTCTGATCCACACATAAATCAGTTCCAGTAATAAGGGTTCCACTAAAATTAACTTGAATCTCTTCTTTAAATCTAATTCCTGGGATAAGGATGTCCGGATCATTATTATTTAAATAATCTCTAATGATATCTCCTGCACCTTCTACTAATTCATCATCATCATCTAAGAACATAATGTAGTCAGCATTAGATTGACAAATAGCATTATTAGCAGCCATAAACCCATAAGAGCCCCAAGCCATAGGCATCCCAATATAATCTATATAATCTAAATCAGCATTATGTAAAGTTAATGTAGTGTCGGGTAATTCATCACCATCATAAGTTACAATCGGTTCAAACCCCTCTCTTACTGCTGATCTAACGGCATCTACTAAAGAACGTCTATTAATAGACTTGATTATCAGTTGTATTTTTTGTCTCATTCTTCTCCTCCATAATTCTCAACACCTGTTCATATAAGTCTAATCTATTATGAACTACGTTATTTATATTGAAATACTTCTCTGTAATAGCGTGTAGGTTTTCTCCCATTTCCCTGACTTTGTTAGGGTTTTTACACATATAAGTAAGCTTCTTTACCCACTCTGTTTTGGGGGCGTCTGGATCAATTAGGTATCCTGTTACACCATCTACAATAGTTTCATCATAACAACCTACGTTAGATGCGATAAGAGGAACTTTATACCTACCACACTCGGCTACCTTAATCTCTGACTTACTATCGTTAAAATCGTTACTTTGTAGGGGTGCTATGGAGATATCAATATTAGCATACATTACACCGTACATATGAGTAGGTAATGCTTGAAATATATCCCAATTTCTAGAGCCTTTAAATCCCCTTAGTAGAAGCTTCTTATAGTCTTCCCAAGTTTCTTGTTGCCAATCAGGTTGACCTCCCGGCGCTACTGCTGGTCTACCGTAGAAACCCCAATGTACGTTCTCTCTTCCTACTCTACCATTAACAAGGTGGGGAATGCCTGCAAACTCCTTTAAGTCCTCTGTATGGTGAATTCCACCTACCCAACCAACGCGGGTTAATTTCTTTTTAGGTGCTTTAATTTTCTCTTTATTCCAAGCATCAAGATTATAGTCAATAGCATTCTTTACTACAGCTAAGGTTCCACCAATATATTCTTTAATCCTATCAGCGAATTTCCTTTGTGTAACCGTTACTAAATCAGATTTGTTATAAATGAACTTAGTAATATCACTCAAGCCCTTCTCTTTATAAGTATCTTCTAACCTGTGCCCTTCGTATAGATTGGTTAATAGATCGTCTGTATCATAATGCATAAGACAACCGTGTTCCTTAGCTATACCACAAATCCTAGCAGTAAATGGGCCACCAAAATTACTGATGTTATTGGTTACAACTACATCTGCCCATTCGAAATCTTCAAACTTAAAGTCAGGGATTTGTTTTCCTGTTTTAAGGTCTACGTCTAATGGATTATCAGTAAATCGTGTTTCTACAACATTAGGATATAGTTCTTGCAGTTTTTCAATAGGTAGTAAGTTTCTATAGTATGCACAACCCCCTTTATTTGGGTACACACAAAGAATATGTAACTTCCTACCGTTCTCAAAAAACCCCTCTTTATTTTGCCATTTACTCATGTAATATAATAGTAAAAGGAAGTTAGACTTTTACATCTAACTCCCTTTTCGATAAAAGAATTTGATTAGCCAGTTATTACTTCTGACTCTTCAGCTTCAATCACAATATCTCCCTCTGCTACGGCTTTAGTATCTTCCGAAGTGTGGGAGGCACCAACGGCTTTTACAACATCTAATATAGCACCACCTAGATTAGATGGAGTTGGTTTAGACAGCTTCTTTAAAGCATTACCATAGTGTCTTTTCTTGCGTCTAGACCCAAACATAAGTATACTTTCCCAAGCAGCTAATCCTGGGAAAAAGATCTTACCTACGCCTAGAGCTACATTCATCCAATCAGCTTGCCCGGTTTCAGCATTACCAAAAGATTGAGCTACATAAAGTGCCCCTTCTCTAAAGTCTTGAGCTTCCGCCAATACAAGTACATCCTCTTCTTCCGTTTGTAGAACCTCTTCTAAAGCTAATACAGCTTCTTCAGGTAGCTCCTCTAATGGAAGAACAGCATAATCCGCATCATCGTACAGATCTTCTCCTTTGCCAATTACTAGACTTTCATCAGAGTCTGTCCCTGTGAAAAAATCTAATACGGCACAGCTAGACATTCCTAACATAGGAACGGTAACTAGCATTAAAACTAGAAAGTTTTTCATATTACTCGCCTCTTAATCGAGATTCATAATCCTCATCACTAGCTACTTCCCCTTCAGGAGTTTCTAAGCTATGATTTAGACTGGTTTGTGCGGCAACCTCATCAGCTGCTTTACGAAGCACATCATAATCAGAATAAGAGATTAGGGCACTTACATCATGTAAGTTATCCATTACCTCATCCTGATTCTTTACCTTACTAGATTTAGGTCTAGCTTGAGATTGGTCATACTTAGGCCAGGGATCTCCAGCCTCTTGAGTTTTTACAATCTTAAAATCAAAGCCCTCATTTAGGTCAGTAATATCACCATAATCTTCATCGACAATGGTAGCAATAATTTTCTTGAATACCGTCACACCAGTAGAGAAAATCTTAACTGCATCGGCATTATTACGATCTAGAACGTTCATGTAATAACGAGCGTTAGGTTTGATTTTTCTAGCTACTGTCTCATCATCTTTTACACCTGTTTTCCATAAGGTGTAATAAAGATCACAAATAGGACAGGATTCCCCTTTAAGTTTAGGGCAATGATAGTTCTTGATTTGTGACTTACTATCGTTCACATCCTCAGGAATTCTGTGGATTTTAGTTTCAGCATAGAAACTGTCTTCATCAGAGTCCTTTGGGGGAAGAATTCTTACTGGAGTTGTTCCTTTATCGACCTTTAAAAAGTTTTCAGAGAAGCTGTTACCGCCGCCCTGTGAGTTAAGTAGTTGTTCGTGTTTCTTACGAATTTCGTCTAAGTTTAATCCCATAGTTATAGTTTTAGTTTTTATTGTATAAGTTCATTTCAGCCCTCTTAGTAGAGGATAACTGAATCAGCATATCATGTCTCTGTTCAAGGGCAGAGACTAAACCCTTCATTAGACCTACTTTATAGGTGAGATCTATAACCTTGTTTCTTAAATCTTGGCAATGTACATCAGATAATACAAATGCATCAAGTATCTTTTCAGTAGTTTTAAGAGAAGCTTCTGCTCTACGCTCTTGTTCTACTTTTCGTATTTGAGAGGAATAAACCTCTAAATCATGATTGGCTCTATCCAAACCTCTCTTGGCGGTAATAAGCATACCATGATAAAACGTATATTTATAAGCTTGAGTGGATAACTCTTTACCTATATCATCACCGTTAATTCTGATGGTAGCTTCCCTAACGGATTCATACTCATCCCAATTAAAATCATCAAGCGTAATATTCATGTTGTATTATAGTAATTCCTCTATAAGATTATCATTCAATCTAGATAAAATCAACAAACCCCTGGTAATTGAGTTGGTTAGGTCTTCATTTTGCATTTGGACCAAACCTTCTCCCTTATTAAACATGTACAATATTACATGAATAATTTCATGTAATAAGGTTTCCCTAATCATATTATCTGTTTGTTTAGTTGAAATACTTATCTTATAAGATTCCCACTCCACACAGCCTGCAAGTTCATGGTGCTTTTCATCAAATAAAAGTTCCTCTGTAAACTCTAACTCAAATTCAGCGAACCCAAAATCAATCTTATTCCTCTTCTGATTCACCATTTATTAACTCTTTCATTACAAGTGTAGAGTAATCAATACTAACCCTAAATAATTGCTCACTAGCTCCATCCCTAACCTTAAAAGTAAAGATACGCATAACACCCTTCTCCTTCTCCTCTAAGGTTTGGTTTAAGCTATAACCTAAATCGAAGCCTCGAATCTTACCATAGGAATCAGCAAAGTGCTTATCTGTGATTACTGGGACATCCTTACTCTCTCTGTTAGTTTGTGTGGCTGTCCATACAGAGGCATTATACTCATCACCAAGATCACGTAACTCATGACCTAATCGCTCCTGCGCTTTATATTCAGGGAGATCTGTGTCAGTAGATCTCATAAGCTCTAAATAATCTACAATAATCTCATCAGGTTCGAAATTCTCATATAATCTAAGGCTTTCTAAGAGTGCGGCTAAATCATGTACTGTTATTTGGTATGATGGATACTTCTTAATTCTAAGAGCATTTTCGCCTACTAAACCAGATACTTTATCAATTCTCTCCTCTGCTACACCCAAATTACTAGTCATTAGCTTTTGTGGGACTAACGTAAGCATAGAATCTAATCGTTTTGCTACCTTAGATTCCGACATTTCTAATGAAATGAATAGGATCTTTTTGCCCGCTAATAGACTTTTTACGGCTTGATTAGCTAGGGCAATAGATTTACCTCTACCAGAAGGAGCAGCTACAACACCAATCTCTCCAGGACATAAACCACCCTCCAAAATACCATTGATTGTTGGTAAGAAAGTTGGGTTCTTACTTGTATAATCTACATTAAGATCCTCTATCCAACGCTTCTTATATGAAATGAAGTAGTTATGCCCTAAATCTACATTTCTACTGACTCTAAGAGCTGATTTAATACGGTCTTCAATTTTACCATAATTACCTGCCTCTAGATGAGAAATACTTTCTACAATAGCAAGCTTCATTTCTTGCTCTTTAGCGAACTGCTCCACACAATCCAGTAAATAGGTTTTCTGTTCTAAGTCTTCCTCATTAATTTTGTTAATGCATAAAAACTCATCCTCAACATCCATATTATCAAACTGAATCTTATCCCCATCCCTATCCTTCTTCTTTATCTTTGAAACTTCTGTTTTTATGATATCATCAAGAGGTAGAGTTTTATATTTAGAGTAATATTCTTTAATATAATTAAAGATTTCTCCATGAAGTGGAAGCTCAAAATATTCTGGCTTAACTAGGGGAGAAATCTCTATAAAGAACGATTGATTTGTCTTGGCTAGATATAAGACTACTCGCTGAATAGACTTAGGAATATTAAATGTGGTTTGAGTCATATTAATTCTTTTTCTTCTTTAGCTCTCTAACTGTTTGAGCCTTACTGTTATCTAGACTTGTCTTCAAATGGTCTTCGGTTTTTCTTTTTGCGCCTCTTCTAGCGGCCTCTTGTGGAGTGATTGTATAATTTGAGTAAACTGTGTCTTTACTGTCAATTCTCTTTTTAGTAGCTTCAATAGATTCCTTATAGAACATTTGGGCTCTATCCTTATCCATACCTTTACGTCTATAGTTCATTTCTCTAGACCTGTTGGTTTGGAAGTCCATACCTTTAAAGTGAACAGTAGGAGCAGTACCGTAGTATCGCCCTGCCATTTTATTACAGTCTGGGCACTTTACCTTTTTATTGGCTTTTCCTATTTTGAAGTCACGTTCGATAACCTCTTCACAGGTTTTACATAAATACTCGAATATCATATTACTAACTCTAAATTACCTTTCATAAATTGTTTTATCTTTTGGGTGCTTTTTCCAGACTTATGATCTTTAATAAATCCTTTGATGTAATTGTAGGTTCTTCTTTTATTACCTCTACCATTTCCATCAAGCTGATTTCGTTTGGAGTTACTATAACTAGAGTGTGTCTTCAATTCTTGAAGTTGCTGTACTTTAGAAGCGATGATTTGTCTAGCCAATTTTTCATTATGTCTTTGTTTTCTTCCATTAATACTAACAGTTTCTCCTGTAGGTAAATGAACAATTTTAACTGCTGACATAGTTCTATTTTGATGTTGCCCTCCAGGGCCAGAACCACATGAGTAGGTTATTTTAAGATCTTTTTCCTTCAATCCTTCTTCGGATCTAGCCAAAATTGGAGTAATTGATACTCCGATAGTAGAAGTGTGCCTTCTACCTTTTGTTTCCGTGGGGGGAATACGTTGAACTGTATGTTTTCCTGATTCTTCAAGGAGTTGTAAATTTCCTTCTGATTGGAAGTAAAGTTCAGCCTTTCCATTAGAGACTTCTCCAAGCTCGAATTTGATTCTATTCCGCTTGCAGTACTCAAAGATACACCTTTAATAAATCAGTTACAAATAATTTAGAGTCTGTTCCACCCTCTCCAGCCTGTATTTCCATTAAATATTTCATTAATCTACTATGTCCTCATCATCTTTAGGTAATCTATCTCTTAAAGGCCAATCATCAAGAATCCATTCACCATCTACAGACATAACCCACTTTTCATCATATACCCCAAACCACTTTTCGTTCTCTATCATACGCTCCTTTACAAAATTAGGCCAAAAACTTCTCCTATCTTCTGTAATCTTATATTTATCTTCCATTAACAACCACCTCCAGTTAGTGAGCAAGCATCACCGGAGCTTACACCTGTTTCGGTAAGCCCAAAGTATTTATCTATATTTTCTTGCGTAGTAGGAATAGGGGTTAAAG